GTATCACCCTACTCTCCTCCCAATACTTACGAATTAGGTTAAGGTAGAATCTATATACACTCTCGGTCATCATTACATACTTATTGAAGAGGCGGTGCCTAATTAGGTTGGCCTGATTAGTGGCGTACTGCATTAGGAAGCCGGACTGCTCCCTGGACTGCTGACCGAACATGGCCTCGTTAACGCCCGCCATATCATCAATCCCCTGCTTAGCCTGCTGAATAAGCTGAGGAAATGCGGCTGGCAGTGGCATTGGTTCCATGAAATGTGGGGGCTGATTGCCGGTAATCTTAATAATATCCCAGGGACTATTGGTGATAGCGCCGTCGGCAATCTCTGCGCCCTCTGGAAGTATCATCCTGGCGACCCCGTGGGAGTGGAGGTTATCCAGCATCACGTTAAACATCTTGTTATAGGTCTCTTGCAGGGAGGTCTCGTAGGATACTACGGCCTTTCCCCAGACAGCGCCTGGCATGTCAATATCGGTAAAGATGTGGTAGGGAAGGACGGCCTTGGATGGCATGGGCTTATCGGACACCTCTCCCATACCCTCAACGCCCCGATTCTTAGGGGAACTGAAGCGCATTGGGTTAGGGGCGACATCAGTGAGTAGCTCGGCATTCCTGGTCATGAAGCAGAAGCGGCCAATCATACCATTATATGGCAGGCCCTTCTCCCAGTATTGATAAATCTCTACCACATCGTAGCGTTTATCGTTAAAGTTTCTATTAGTGCCGTACTCAGTCCTACGAGTTTCCTCTGTAATCCTGTACTTATCCAGCGTGTCCTTATGCTCAGGGAACCTGTAAAGGGCCTCATCATAGGGCATAAAGATGCGCTCGAACATGTACTTTATTTCTTCTATACGGGTAGCGTCCGGGTCAATATAGATATCCCAGGGAGATGGTACCGTAAAATCAATATCACCCTCCATGGTCAGTTCTCCGGAGGCCTCATCAAAGTCTACGATGTCTCCCTTGTCCGGGTCCCATACCGTCCTTACTATACCCGTACCATAGATAAGGGTATTAAGGGATGCCTGGTCAAATAGTTCCTGCATCTGATACTTACGGATAGCGAATCGTATCAGCCGGTCAGCCGCGTCCGCCTTTCTGCGGTCAGATGGGTCATTGCTTGTAGGACGGGTGACTACCGTTGGAGGATTAGCGGATAGTTGGGAGTGAATAAGTCTGGTATTCTTAAAGGCGTAATTAACACCAACATTAGGATTACTGCTATCCACATCAGAGATACCTACCTGCATCTCGGACTCAAAGGATACGGATACGCCCGGACCTGATGGCTTTCCCCTGGTATTGAACAGGGTGGTCTCATTCTCCTGCCACTGACTCTCAAAGGTCTTACGGGAATCTATACAAAAGGACAATCTTTTATAAAGTTCTTGACTGGCCTGTTCAGGCGTCCAGATAATTATCCTAGCCATTAGTAGTCCTGCTCTTGTTCTTGTTCTTTGAAATTAATACCGTAATCACCGAATACTGCCGATAGTTTTTCCATCATTGCCGAGTGTTTCTCGGTATATGGATGCTGACAGGAGATATGGTGATAAACCTTTTGCAGAAACTCTATTGCCTGTTCTTTATTAACATCAGCCGCCATACACTCCAGTGCATATTCGATTTTATCATCTAATGACGGGGCTTTGCAATGAGTTTCTTCTACTGTTGGCGGGGCCTTTTGGTTGAGGATAGATATTTTTATTTTCATAGAGTCCTCCTTCCTCGTGTAGCAATAACTAAAAGCTGGGCTAGTTTCTTTTTCTCTATCTGTATTTTTTTCTTCTCGGCCCTGACCGCCAGTAGGAGGAGGGCAGTTACGGGAAGTGCCAGGTGGATGGCTATTAGAAATTCTACCATCTGGTTCTTCCTCTTGTGATTTTCCAGTATTTTCTATTATTAGAGGATAGCTGGATTGCTAGTTTATTGTCTTTTTTGCGCTGCTCATTAGCCGTTCTTAGCTCTGCCTGCCAGGAGAGACCGGCGGTAATTCCCTCGTACTTCGGCATACAGTCCACGAAATACTGTGCGCTATCAAGTAGATGGAAGGAGCTGCTATTAACAATCTTATTAGCGCCCGTCTCTGACCAGCGGCATGTCTCGAACTCGTCCACCAGGTCAGTGCACCAGCTGGATATCCTGATACGGGGGCCAATTGCGGATTGCAGTCCCTTGATAAGCTCGGCCTTTCGGTCATTCTTACGGTAGGGTGTCATATAGGTGAGCCCCATTGAGGCGGCGGTAGCCGCGTACCAGGGGTTAGCTGAGTCGCAGATACGCCTGACTATGTTAAGCCCGGCGGTTCTCTTCTGAACCTCCTTAACCAGGTCAGATGGTACGAAAATGCCCGTGATATAGTCTGCCCTGACGCAGTACCATATCCCGTCAGCGGGGTCCTCGGCCCAGATAGTGAATCCGAACTTACTCTTGGTAGCGGGGTCGCTTGATTCTACATGACGCCAGCCCGGCGAGTAGCCTGGTGGGTCAGTTACCATGCTCTCTCTATTAAAGAAGTAGACCATGTCGTCACCAGTCAGCCAGTCGCCTGAAAGGACTGTATTTTTGTAGGCATCTGAGTAGGTGGCAAGGGAGGAAAGAATCTTAATCTTATCCTCATCGGTATAGATAGGGTTATCGAACATCCTGAACTGGTACTTCTTGGCGTTAGTTCCGTCAGAGAGGTCAATGAGGCGCTGAATGTCCCTGTTTATTTGCTTGGGGGTAAAGGTGGATAGGAAATATCCCTTATGTGCCTGGACCCTACGGTGAAGTTCCTCTAGTAGCTTAACGCTACCCGGCATCTCATCTAACCAGACGTAATGAGCCACGAAACCCTGAAGTTTTTCCTGGGCCTCTTTCTCGTTATGGTGGGAGCCGTAGATTATTGTACTCCCAGTTGGCTTATATGTGAGTTTTTGGACAACACCGCCCTGGCGCTGAACGTGGTAGGAGTCTGGCTCTAGGAAAGAGATAATCTTACGGTGTAAGACCTCCTCTACCTGCTTGGTTACCCTACCGACTACTAGAATTTGGAGTGGGGCATCTCCCCAGTCCCTGGGTCGCTTCCATTTTGGATGAGTTTCAGTAAGAACCCAGGCTACCTCACGGGCAGCTAACTGGGATTTGCCAGACTGATTACCGGCGGTTACATATCTGTGAGAAATTATTCCAATGTCATCCAGGACGGCCTGCTGAGCGTCATTGGGCCTACTCCCCTTGCGGGCAGCATCAAAACACTCCTGCATTTCCAGTCGCTGCAGCCTTTTAACTGCGGCGGCAAGCTGCCGTGGGTCCTGCATTTTAGTCTTCCTGAATGACCCAGGCCGCGTCGATAGTGACGGCACTACCCGCGCCCGTGGTCACCACTAATTCTCCGATAGAGAGGAGTGGGAGGTAGGTTTGGTCAGCCGCTATACTTACATTCAATTTAATATAGGCTATTCCGTTAGCGGTAATGGCTACGGTCTTGCTGTCGGCGGCTACCTGAGGGCCTATCCTAGTGCGGAGCTTGGCGGTAATTCCGGCACCCACGGTTACGGAACTGGCGCTGATGGCAAGGACCATACTAGTGCTGCCCCCAGCCGTAATGGTAAACGAGCTGCTTATAGGGGTGTTGGTAGCGGATGCTCCCACTACGGGAGCGTTTGGGAGGGAGATTAGGCGGGGAATCCATGCGTTCATTGGAATAAAATCCTAGAAGGAGGTTGCAATGGTATTATAACAGGGGTATTACGGAAATGGAAGGGAGTTTATAGGAGAAGGGGGGCAGCCTTTCGACTACCCCCCCCCCAGTAATTTAGGTTACATCAATATCCATACCAGAAACTGTAGGGAAATCAGCGCGTTGTATAACAACTCCCTGTCCGCCTATCTTGATGATAATCATCTTTGACAGAAGGTAAGAGGCCGGTCCTGCAATCCTAGCTAGGAATCTGCCTGGCGCAGCCACTCCTACCGCGAACTTGAAACTGGCTACTACAGTCTTCTTTCCTGGAGAGGTGTATACTGCCAACACCCGTTTCCACTGGATGAGTGGGACGGCGGATACTGATACTAGGGCAGGCGTACTCAGGGCCATATCCAGAAGCTGATTGCGTGCCACAGATGTCTGAGACACTATCGCTGGTACAACCTTAAAGTAGGAGAATAGCTGTCCTGGACCTACCAGAAAGTTTCCTGCCGCGTCCCGTGCCGTTGTAACAGTTACTTGTACCAGTCCCGGAGCCGTAGGAGTAATCACTGCGGAGTAGCTACTGCCTGAGCCACTGAAAGAAGATACCGAACAGTTAGTCAGAGACAGGGTACTCGCTGAGAATCCAGTTACAGACTCAGAGAAAGTGAAGGACATACTAACTGAGGCAGCCACAGAATTAGCGGAGTAGGCTACATCCGGAGAGGTAACCGCCACCGTAGGGGATACCGTATCGTAGGTAAAGCTGTAGGTATTACTTACAAGATTACTATTACCTGCGGCGTCCGCGGCTGAACCTGCCGGAAGGATGACTGATACAGCGCCTTGTCCAGAGGGTACAACGGTAAAGGAATAACTACTACCTGAGCCACTGATACTTGCAACCGTACAGTTAGTTAAAGATAGGGCACCTACCACCAGGCCAGTCACACTTTCTGAAAAGGTGGCTGACATGAGGACTGCTGAACTGTTTGTACTGCCCGCGTTAGCTACAGTAGAAGAGGTCAGTATAGTTGTAGGAGATACACTGTCGTAGGTAAAGCTGTAGGCTGCACTGGCTGTATTGGTATTGCCTGCCGGGTCAGCAGCTGCTCCAGCTGGCACTGTAACCGACATTGCGCCCTGTCCGGAAGGGATAAGGTTAAATGTGTAGGTCGTACCTGAGCCGCTAAAAGAACTGGCCGTACAATTTACCAAGGATAAATCGCCGGACACAAATCCTGTAACACTTTCGGAAAAGGTTGCAGTCATTGCTATAGGATTGGTCGCTGTGGTACTACCATTTGTAACCGGAGAGGATAGGGCAACTGTAGGAGCAATGATGTCGCTAGGAATCAGGGCTGTCTCCTCAGCTGTAGCCGTAGAAATTGCCCAACTGAATCCGGCGGCACTACCCTTGTAAGCGGTAGAGGCACTGGAGGTCAGGAACAAATTGCTACCGACAACAAAGACCCTACCGTTCGTACCAGTCGTACCGAATCCTGTACTTGTCAGGAACGCGGGGTCCCTGGTAAAGGTGGTGAGGTTGGTGCTCTTCAGTACGCCGGTAGATGTTGCAGCACTTGCCGTAGTATACGCGGTGCCTACGTAGAGGGCACTATTGTATTCAACAATTCTGTTCACCGTCGTGGTATATGAGCCACCTGAAAAGGAAGTGAAATTTGTATCACGCGCCCCATATTTATCAATTTTAACAATATTACCTACACCGACATTTTTATATTGTAATTGAGTACCTCCAAGGGCAACATACAAGCTCCCATTAGTTCCTACCATAATGTCGAGAGGAGCACTGGGGTTGGAATTGCCACTTGCCTTAAACGCTTCTCCACCAACAAATGAATCGTCGCCAGATGCCAAGATACCTGTAGTTTTATTTACCTTTGCTATTCCGTTAACTGTTACGGTTTGCCACCGAGACATTCCTCCAACGATATATAAATAATTAGCATCCATAGCTACGGCACTGGGGCTGCCTCCGGGGTTGAAACCAGCACCAGAGAATCCTGAGACAATACTCCCCTTGCCATCGTTCCCCGTGATGTCAACTTTCCCAAGGCCAGCAATTGTGACCGTTCCTTGTTGGTCAGTAAGAGATGTCATACCTCCATAGATATAAAAATAGTTACCTTCGATGAGCATTCCAGTTAAAAAATTTCCGCCATAGGTAACAAAAGTTTGTTGCGCTGTGCTGTTTACTAAATATTTTCGTAAATAATTTGAGCCACCATTTCCAGTATTCCCTACAATAACAAATGTTTTATCTGGTGAAATAACCATTGCGCGAATTTGATTTCCCGCAGACGGTTTCCAGCTAGTATCAGCTACTCCTGTAACTAGGTTAAATTTAGCCAAACCAGTGTATCCTGCAACACCGTTGACTGTTGTGAATGTTCCGCCAGCATATACCGTATCGCCATCCTGGGCAAAGGCATAGACTGTTCCGTTAAATAATGGCATTGTCGCCATAAAATTCCTTTCGTAAAAAAAGGGGGCCGACCTTTCGGCTAGCCCCCCGAGTTTCCTGGGTATTACCCTAGGATTACTTCATGTACTTGACTTGAACCTGGTCGCCTGAGGTGATTTCACTCACGCCGCCAGAGGCCAGCTGGCCCAGGAACGAAATGCGAGTAACGTCGCCTTCAACGGATACCGAGTAATCAATGCCTTCAACTGCATAGAGAGGACCAACGAACATGTGAACACTATGTTCCATGGCCTGCATTGACAAATCAATGTATCCCTGCGATGCCTGCTCAGCCGAAACTTCCATCGTCTCCTTGCGTGGGAGCACTGCTTCCAAGACATCAAGACGACCCGAGAGTGCGCTTTCAGC